AATATCTAAAATATTAAATATACCCATTTCATATTGGTTTGATGATGAAAATTGTCAGCTCAACCAATCAGTCGTTGGCGATGGGAGTGCAGCCTCTATATATGGTAATGCTACCGCTGGAGTTATAGCAGACAAAGATAAAGAAATAGAGCATCTGAAACAGTTACTCAAAGAAAAAGAGAGGCTAATTCAAGTATTAATGAATAAATAA